GTTAGCGCCACTACCTGCGTCATCGATACGCTTTAAACGCCAGTACACAAACACATAAACGGGCTGCAATGCCGTACCCTGATCTGGCACAGGCCAAACCGTAAAGCGGGGGGTTTCTTGCCGACGCTCAATCCATACTTGGATGGGCCGGGCTTGTTGCAGCTTGTTTGGGATAGTGGCGTAAGTAGAAACACTAATACGCGTGATGGTTAGATCAGCCTGCGTAGAAGCACTGCCCGCGCCTGTACGGATAACGTGTTCGATAAGATCGACGGTATTCGAAGGGAGATCGTATGTGGCGACACCTTGGATCAGGGGGATAGTTCCCTGCTCAAACGTCCACATGTTTAGGCCGCGGTTAGCCCAATCTGCAAACAGAAGATTCAAACTTCGTCTTGCAGTGCGGATATCGTAACCCGTACGCGACTCAACACCAGCTCGCTCAAAAGCCTCCTCGACAATTTCTGTAAGGTCTAAATTGAACGAGGTGGTTCCTGAGACTGCCATGGTTTACTCCACTGCGGGGGCTGCGTCGTCTTCGTGAGTGAACTGCTCGTGCGGTACGTCGTTTTGGAAAGCGGCTTCAGCGGCGGCTTCTGCTTGAGCAACTTCTACGGGCTCAGGCTGGGGCAGTTGGCCTACAACTTTGGCGATCAAAGCCTCAAGAGCCATGTCGGTAGAACTGAACATAGCGTTGTAGTGGTTTGCTTTCGTGCGTAAAGCATCGAGTACCAATGCTTCTTCATCAGGAGTCAAATTGAGTGCAGACATAATGTTCCTTTATTTCTTTGCGGTTTTTGCTGAGTTTATGAACGCTTGAGCAGTTGGCGCACCCTTGCTACCAGGCTTGCGCATTTTCTCTTTAGAGCCTGCGGCAATTCTTTTACGTTTTGCATGAATGTTGTCATACAGTCCTACCTTTCCGCCTTCGGCGTATTGGGTAAAATCGGTGTCATCCCGACGGGCCTTCTTAGCGCCCTTGGGCATTTTAGAAGGCAGGATGTCACCCATGCCACGACTGGCTATCATTTCTTGCCCCTAGCTTTAACCTTACCACCTTTTTTCATAGCCATGCCGCCGGTGGAACCACCTTTATACGTTGTTGTAGGCATTGGCCTCTTTGGAGGTGGGGGTGGTGGCCTCTTTGGAGGTGGGGGTGGAGGTTCGGGCCTCTTAGTAGGAGGCATTGGCGTAGGACGTATTGGGCGAGGTGGCTCTGGCCTTGGCTTTTGTGGCGCTATTTCAGGCTTTGTTCCATACAACTTTTTATTAAGTTTGGCAAGCGCGGCCATTTCTGCGGGAGTGGCATTGAATTTTGGGGATGACATATTAGTTCCTTAGATCATCTTTCCGCGTGTTTTACCTTTGACACAGCAGCCATCAGCGCGAGCAGAAGCTGTCATGCCACCTTTGGCGTAACCTTTTTGTCCACGAACAGCGTCGCGTGGGTCTTTCTTTTCGGGCGCGTACTCTGTCTTAGTTAAAGACTTAGAGTAGGCTTTTTCGGTGGCATCTTGCATCTTGCGCTCAGCCATCTCTTCCCGCGCTGCTTTTTCTGCTGGACTCATGTTAGCTCCTTAACAGGCTTTGCCGCCCATGCTCATCTTAACCATGGTGCCTTTGGTTTTGCCTTTTGTAGCGCAACCATCAGCACGGCTAGACGCGGAGCCACCACTGGCCAACTTGGTCATAGACGCGCCTTTGTGCAAACGACCTTCGTGTTTGTTTACGGCTTTCTGCATCATGGACTTGTCCATCTTTACGTCTTCATGAGCCGCGCCACCTTTAGCCATACGTCTAGGAGGCATTGGCATACGCGTAGGGCCGGAAGTAGTTACGTGGTGGCGAGGCTGCAAGTTTGTAAACCCGCGCATTCCTGGTTTCATTGGCATATTAGACTCCTTCGTCTTTCTTACGTTTCAAAAGTTCGTGGAATTTCTTCCCCGTGATCATCTCAGCGATACGCATGCCTGTCCACACAATTGTAAACATTGCGGCAAACGCGGGAAGCATTTGCATTAGCGTACCAATAGCCGTAACAGCGGCAACGCCATCTGCTACATGTTTTACAACCTCGACGTTTTCTTGATTCATATCAACAGTTCCAAGCCCTAAGGCTCTTGTTTATGCGTGAGTTTGGGTCTTTGGCGGTTTTGGGGGATGTCAATTTCTTTTTCATCCCTTCCATCCTCGCACAAAAAGAGTCGCGCCGGGAGCCGCCTTCTGGCTGGGGCGGTTTCAAATTCATACCTTGCTTTTTCGCGGAGGCGCGACCCTTGGCGTTCAAGCCGCCCTTGGGGTTCTTGCCTTCTTTCCGCGTCCATGCTGGTGACTTTGCCATATTAAGCCTGAGCTTCTTTCCAAGACAAACGAGCATTCACTGTGATTGCCGTCGTAGTCAAAGGAGTTACGCAAACATACAAAATATCAGGACCGTCTGGATAGAAACCTGCTTGGGTGTTAGGTATAGTGTTAGTTGTACCACCCCCAAGAATGGAGTTACCCAAGTCACGCACTTGCGTTAGGTCCAAAGTAGTTTGACCGTTGGTGTTGGTAAACGCGGCTGCCACAGACTCACCGCCGGTTATAGTTACGGAGTTGGTCGTGTTAACCGCTACCTGAGCCAGCGAAGATGTAATTGCGCCCACAGCGTTTGTTACAGGCGATATAAAGCTTCCGCTAAATGTACCGGTGGTAACACCGTTTAAGATCAGGTTAACCAACAACGGGCCTGTTGCAAAAATACCTAGCTCAAACAACTGCAACTGCATGCGATTGATAACTTCTTTAGCGCCAAGCAAACCTATCGTGCCGTTGTCTACCGACGGCGCAATCCGAATAGCAAGGATGGGGGTCACCTGCGTAGTAGACGTAGCGGTTGTCAAAGGGGTTGAACCGTAGTTAAAAATCAACGATTTATCGTCATCAAACCGGCCATCCATAATTACGGAAGAACCCCAGTGGGACAACGAGGGCGTTGAAGCTGGCTGCTGAAGTTCAACGCCTATAGGCGCGGTTGCTGCAAAAGTAAACGCTTGCGCTGTTGCTTGACCACCTGTTTGAGCGCGGTTTAAACCAAATAAAAGACTGCCGTTGTTACCCGTGTAAGCAATGTACTCAATTACACCCGTGGTACCAGCGGCTTGTACTTTTACAATACCAGCAGGTGGGAAACGAGACGCGTCAAGGACATCTATTGAAGACACAGAAACTGTTGATGCGTTTATGTGATCTACGGCGCTAGTGCCACCAAACCCACGAATACAGCCTTCTAAGTTGCTACCTACAATCCGGGTGTAAAAAATTAACTCAAGATCAATTTGTACAACGCCGGTACCGTTAAAAGGTGCAACAGAGTTCAACGGAATAGTTGTTTGCTGCTCGTTAATGGCCGCCGTCAAAGTAGTAGTCACGTTACTCAAACCAGCTGACAAGGTAGTTTGCGGCGCAATACCGTTTGACTCGTAGTGCGCAGCCATGTTACCGGAGCGCATGTAGGCTTCAAATTGAATGTTGTTATTCTGAAGTTGAGTGACGTACGTGATTTGGCCTTTTTCCCCGCGGAAGCCGTAACGAATTACGCCCGCGCCGTACCAAGAGTAGTCGATGTACCACATCTGCATGCGGTTTATATCAAGGTTGTAACCTGATGGGCCATTACCGTTACAAGGGTCTTCCCACTTAGACTGAGGAACGCGAAGCTCAACTGTAATAGACATGATCGCGCCGGAGATCGTCGTGCCACGATACTCGGGGGACACCGTAAGCGAGGTATCGCTTGAAATTGTTATAACACGGTATGATTGACCGCGGATAACAACAAAGCTACCAGGAACCAATTGACTGGAAAATAGTGTCCCCGTCCCAGTAACAACCGCGCTGTTGGTAGTAACAGCAACAGTCCCGTTTAGTTGGTTGATGCTATTACGTAGAACGGCAAACAATTGCTGACCATCATACTCAAAGAACATACCGTTTTGTAAGTCAAACATGCCAACACGGTTACTAGCGCCATACCAAGTTACTGGGTTAACCCGAATAGCTATGCCTGTAGCAGAAGCTACAGCAATTGGAATCTGCGAGGTGTAAGTAAAACTATTGGGGGTAGGTACAGAAGCAATTGTAAAAGTACCATTGTAGGCACCCTGTTCAGCGCCAACAACTTTAACAGTTGTACCAACAGCTAGATTGTGCTGAAAGCGGGTGGTTACGGTAACGGTAGAACCCGCACCAGTAAGGCTCGTTACAAACAGAGCGGGTGCTAACGACGAGCCGGTAGAGAACTGAATACCTTTTCCGGATTGGTAGCGAAAATAACGGCGAGTTTGGCGAATCATTTGCTGGTTTAATACAAAACCACCAGCGGAAAACGCAACGCCGCCATCAAACGGACGCGATTCTACAAAACCATCGGGTCGTGCGTATAGCGTAAGGTTGTTAGCTACGTTGGTCAACGTACCTGTAGGCGCGGTCAAAACATTATACGTAAATGTATTTGCGGTAGGCACGGTTTCAACAATATAAGCGCCGTTTACACCGCCACCCGAGCTTGATGTTACGTTGCGAACGTAGATGTAGTTACCACGGCAAAGACCGTGCGGGTTGGTAGTGGTAACGGTAATAAAAGTACTGGAGTACGTAAACGCGTTAGT